GAAAATCTTGATTTGCCTTGATTGAACTTAACCAATGCACAAGCATGAAAGGAACAAACTTTTTTTGCTGTTCAGGTGTTAATCTATCATAATAGCCATAATCCTTTCGGTCTATGGCTGCTAATGCATCAAAAAGGTCAAATTCCGTTTTCTGAAATTTTTCATCCGGAGAAAGTTTTTCTTTAGCCAATTAGTTTCCCTCGAACCCGTATTCTTGCATTGCAGCCACCGCAACTGCCGCAATTTGTAAGATTTCCGACATTGCACTATTTCTTCCGGGTAGATTTTTCATCCATCCGGCTTCTGCTTCTTCAAGCTCTTTACGTATAATTAAAAGGTACCCTGGTAAAGACTGACTGCGTTCTTGTAGAGAACCCCATTTATTATCCTGATAATCTCTTTCTTCATTGATTTTATCAAATACTTCTTGACGAGATTTTATCATGCCTTCATTCCTTTCATTATAATGATATCACGGATCTTTAATGTATCCCCCACTAGCGGGGTGTATTTTAATTTGAATATAATTTTTTGACTCTAGATTGGATGTTGTTTCCATTATGGCAAAACATTTATCTCGGAATATCCCGATGCTTCACGGGACCATTCTATAATCTTTTTCTAAACAGTTCATCTTTCTTCCTTATTAAAATTTTTGGCTCTTGCAATTTTTGTCCTTTTTCTCTTTTTCTCCATTCTTTGTTCCAAAAATGTTTCAACTGTAATATCTGGAAACATTACTCTCACGATACCAAGAACGTTTGCAGCGTCAGTTTTGGGAGTATTCTTATAAATTTCAAGTACAGTCTGCATTTTATACCTTTCTAAAATATAATAGAGTAATCTACAATTTCACAATTTCTACTAACTTCTTTAACAAAATACACACATCTAGGCTTTTCTCCATCATCAATAGGCACGCATAAAAATTGCCCATTCTTTAATTTAGGTGCATACCACGTTACGTCTGGATATACATCAACAATTTCTATTGGCAAAAATGAAGGAGCAAAAGATGATAAAGGATTAAACTCAAATGCATGAAATCCTCTATCATTTAAACTGGTTAGAGGTAAAGCTTCTAAATCACCATGCTCTTGTTCTCCTATTAATATTTGCCAATCCATTGGCATCTTGATGATACTATCGCCTATTTTTAACACTAATGCTGTGCTGTTAAATGACTCTAAAAATATCAAAGGTATAAAATGGTAATCAGCATTTGCCGGTATACTGTTATCTAACACAGCAAACCTTAAATCATCAACTTCTTCGGGCAAAATATCTAAATTGTATGTTACATTTTCTAATTGTAATATTTTCATATTATAATATTAACACGTATTAGTATTATTGTCAATAATTTAATAATCAATTTTCTTTACAGTAAAAGGATAATTTGCTTCTTTGTAATATTGTTTTCTTTGTGTCAAATGTCTTTTAGAAAACCTACAGGTGCTTGTTATGTCATAAATGTTAACAAATTCTTTATCTTCTGCCTTACGAATCCCTCTACCAATAGATTGAATGACTCTTACAAAAGATTTTCCAGGCTCAATTAGAACTAAATTGAAAATACGAGGAATGTTAATTCCTACCGCTGCTACGCCATAAGTAGCTACTAAGATTTTATTATTTTGAACGGCAACTTCATCATACTCTTCTTTTCGTTCTGTAAGAGTAGTTTCTCCACTAATAAAAACAGCCCCGGGCAATTTTGAAACTAATTTTTTGCCGGGATTCACTCTATCAATTAAAACAAGAGTATTTCCAGTTACTGATATGTCTTTAATTATCTCAGCAATTGTATCTATTCTGCTTTCGTCTTCTAAAAGGAATTTCAATTCATTTTGATAATTAGCAAACTCTCGGTTATCTTTTAATTGTAAAATATTAACTTCGCATTTTGCTAAAACGCCCTTATCTTGTAACTCACTTGCAGGAAGTTTACTAATTACTGGTCCTAAAGAAACAAGCAATGACACTTGATCCATTAAATCTTTAGGCACAGTTCCCGTTAATCCCCAACGTATTGGAACATTCGCTAGATGTTCTGTTAACAGTTGCTTTAATATATTTGCTTTTGCTTGATGACAATTTGAAACTACCGCGCCATTAACTATGTAATTATGTTCATTTTTAATATGAAGGTTATACACTTTATCAGGCTTTTCAATTTCAATTCTTTCAACAAGACTTAAATTACTATTATGATATCCAATAACTTGATGTTGTTCATCTAATTCATCTGCCCTATGCCAACCTAAATTAGTAAAAAATTTATGGTTTCCGGTAACTTTAATAGTAACTCCGTTATTAAATACTAATTTATACATTTTTTCACTAAATGAATTAGTAAGATTGATATGTTGTTTTACTACTATATCTTCCCTAAATTCTTTATTGATTGTGCAATAATTAACTATTTTATCACCTGGTTTTATATTTTTAATCGGGATATATCCCGAAGTAGTTAATACTTTTTCATCTCCATCAAAACATTCATCCGCAATAACGCAAATAATATTTTCAAAAAACTGTTCAATAGTATTTTGATATTTTTCAATATCTTCTCCTTTGTTTGGACGCTTTAAAAGAGAATTGATGCTTTGCCAGGTACATATAGTGTGAGTTTTACCAACTTCTTTTCTTTCACCAAAATAGACCCCAACATCTAACCCCATATTAATATAATCTGCTTCTGTTTGCGTTACTAAGCTTTTGTTAGGAACAATTACAAGACTTCTACCAAAAGGTTCTACACAAGAAGATAATGCAGCCGTTACAATTGTTTTACCTGCACCCGTTGCTGCTTCTTGAATTGACTGTGTATTTTCTAAAAAATTATTAATTAAATTTACTTGGTAGTCGCGTAGAATAACAGGCTTTCCTGCTAATGTATGATTTTCGGGCCAGAGAACATGCGAAAAACTATTTGCAGTTACTTTTTTAAATTCTATTTTTTCTCTAACAATTCTCTTATCAACTAATTCTATATCATAATTTTGGTCATACAAATATGTTATGATATCCTCTAATAAATTTACATAAGTTGAACCTGCAAGAGAAAAAAAGCTAGTTTTTCCGTTCCATCTTCCCATTTTTACTGAAGGTAAAAACCTAGCGCCCGGGACTTCAAATTCAAATTTACGCATCAATGTGCGGCGGTCTTGAGCTTCCAGCCCCTGTATTTTACAATTTACTTCATCTTGAATTATTATTATTGCTTTTTTCATTTTCTTAATACTAGTTTAATCTTTTGTAATTATGATTTTTTTAAATACACGGCTACTATTGATATAAGGATAAGCTGTATATAAATTAGGAACAAAAAGCACAAGTTTTTTAGAATTTTCTAAAGTATACCAACTGGAATTGTTAGATGCCAAAGAGTTTTCTTCTAATTTATTGCGAAGTTTTTCAAAAATATTATTTTTTAATCTATAAGTATGACCGGAAATTACATAACCATCATAATTTAAATTTTTTAACCACTTTAATACGTTGTTTATATCTATATCATTATTAGATATTTCCCAAATAATGTTACTTGCAAACTCTAATTCCTTAGAATCTTTCCAAACACTTTTGTCAATAGTAATCCCATAATTAATTAACAATGTTTCTAGGCATTCTGGTGTTTTTTCAAATTTAATTTTTTCAATGGCTTTACCTAAATGGGCATTGCAGGCCATAACCACTAATAGACCATTGCAGTCAACTAAAGTAGGATTATAGTATTTTGCCTCAAATTTCTTTAATTCCTCTAAAATATCGTGGATTTGCTGATCAGTTTTTACATCAACAAAATGCTGCTTTGCTAGTTTATATGCTATTTTTAAATTTCTAGTATTAAATTTTCCAATATAAGAACGTGAAGATTTATCATATTGTAAAAATCTAGGATACTGTCTAACTGCTTGGATAAACTTATTGTTAAAAGGGACATTCATAACAAGATTTCCGGATAAATTATCTATCCGAAGTCTTGCCGCAACAAGATTTTTGTCGCTTTGCATAACATTGGTATTCCATTTGTATAATAATGCCTCAACGGGGTTTATGTTTAGACCCCGAAGTTGTCTGGAATACTTGTTTATTAATTTGTCAAATAGTGCAACTTGATTAGTAGTAATGCCTTTCCCGGTTGATATTAAAATTGACAAATTGTTAAAAAATCTGTAGTCAATTTGGCTTAATCTAATTTTTCCGCTAAGAAAGGTATTTAGAATATCCTCTTTATACACTGACCTTAGTTCTCCGCATACAAGTATTTTCAGCTAGCCTTTGCCAATCATTTGGATTGACTTTGACCAGGTCTGCAAGTTTTAATGCCATACGAATTGACATTTCACGGAGCTTCTTTTGATTAGCCTCCATGTAATTCAATACCATTTGGTCTTCATTGTTGGTAAAGTTGTAACCTTCAAAAAGACCGTAAGGGCTATCTCTATGAACTTGCCTAATACGTAGCATTTTATCACGCTCTGTATCGATGGTCAAGTCCAAAAAGTGACACCGAGACTCCAAAGCCTCTAGATGATCCTGTAGCTTCTTACTACGCACATTGTTAAACTTTAAGTTAGTGATAAAAATGACTGAACCCTTAAAGATAAATGAGTTGGGAATATTTTCGTTCTTCAACAACCTAGAATCTGAATTCCAACAAATCTTACGATGCTTGGAAGTATCAAGAGCTGCTTTGAGAATATTCAATGCTAGGTCATCAAAAAAAATAGAATCGCAATCGTCGAATACCAAAACATTTCTTGAATCGGAATACTCATACAACTTAGCGTAAAGACCTAGTGCCGTCATGGCACCCTTTATTACTTCATAGCGTAGCTTTTTATTTGAAATAATTTCCAAAAAGGAATTCTTTTCAAGTTGTTGCTCAACACCAAAACTCTTACCTACACCCGGCGGTCCTGAAACAATCAGCCCCCTGATGTCACCTCTAATACATGCTATTGTCATTTGTTCTAGAATCTTAAACCGATAAGCAATTCGGTCCATTGCTTCTTCATCAGTTTCTTCAATTAGATTTTCTGCATTTTCTTCTTCAAGAAGATTTTCTTCTTCAAAAGAAGATTGATTAATGACAATATCATTAACGCTGTCAATCTTTACCCTAATCTTATCGCTAGCTTGAGGAAAGAGATGATTTTTAACAGTAACATACAATCCCTTCTTCCCCTGTTTGGGCCCTTCAATCATCTTAAATGCTGTATTATTAATGGAAATGTTTCGGTAATTACCGTTCTTGATTACGATATCCATTTGGATCCCCAATTGTTTAAATTAACATTTTATAAAGAAAAAACAACCATTTAGCAAATGAATTGGGTTATAAAACCCAACAATCACAGTTAGAGTCAGTTATTTTATTCAACGCATCTTTGGTGTTATATACTGAAGCAAGCATTGTGCTAGCACTATAACGCATATCCATAGTAATTGTCAAGTCAGAATCTAGCTCATAGGGTAACGAAATTGATACCGAATCAAAAATTTCTGGTTCAAATTGCGCTGGAACTATATTATTCACTATAGGTGTAACTTCTCCGTTAATTATTCCTGTTATATCTCCGGAAACATATCCCTTGTTGGGAGATAATATAGCAACTTGATACTCGCCTATTAATCTAGTGTCACTAGGAATATATTTTCCCCTAGGAGCAGGATAGATTACATTTTCATTAACTATGTTTCTATGCCAA